CAACCTTCGCAGTAGCAACATCGCTCATACACGGTTTTGAGCTGAATGCGGGGGATGCCGAAACGCTCATGCATGAGTACAACTCGAAATGCCTCCCACCGTGGAAGCCGAACGAATTGGCGCACAAGCTCGATCAGGCGTCCAAGGTTTCGCACGACAAGCCGCGCGGATGGCTTCTGGAATCGCATCCCAGCATCGGTCAGGGCGGCACTCCAGTATCTCCAACCGGTAAGTTCGTGGTGCGAAAGATCCAAGCAATTCCGCAATCGGACTTTCGATTTTCAACCATAGATTTCTTAAAAGCCTGCTTTGAACCAGACGAAGTTGTCTGCATTTGCAACGACATCGTCAGCGACGATGAAGGTCGGACTCGGCCAAACTCCAAGGGTACATTCCTCAAGCGCGACGAATGGATTGAGAAGCATTTCACGCCGCCAATTAGTTCCATGTGGAACGGCCCTGACAGCCGTGGCGCATACGTCCGCGTCAACCCATGCTTCGATGAGAGCGGTTCTGATTCCGGCGTGGCAGCATTCCGCCATGTCCTCGTTGAGATGGACGAGAAGACCAAGGACGAGCAATGGACGATCCTCAAGGAGTCCAAATTGCCGATGTCCGTCGTCATCGATTCCGGTGGCAAGAGTTTGCACGGCTGGGTACGAGTCGATGCAGCGAACAAGGAGGAATGGAACGAGCGTCGTGATGTCGTCTATCGCCAGTTAGAGACGCTCGGCATCGATCCGAAGAACAAGAACGCGAGCAGGTTCTCTCGTCTTGCCGGTGTAATGCGCGATGGCAAGGAGCAGAAGCTGTTGGCCATCAATGTCGGGTCGGTCAACTGGGATGCGTTTACGGACTATCTGGAGTCGCAGGACATGCCTCAGGAGTTCTCGCTCGATAGCATCATCGAGTACAACCCTAAGAATGATCCTGACAATCTGATCGGCGACAGATGGCTACGTCGCGGTTCATCGCTTCTCTTTGTAGGCCAAAGTGGTTGCGGCAAAAGCTCGATGGCCGCGTATCAGGGGATGAAGTGGGCGTCCGGTGAAGCGTGGTTCGGCGTAAAGCCTGTGCGCGCGCTGAAGGTGGCCTACATCCAAGCCGAGAACGACATTGCCGATCAGCATGACGCACTCAAAGGCGCTGCTCAGATGACGTTCGGAAAAGAGAACTGGGAGCGAGGATTGCGGAGTGTTGACATGCTCTTCTTCCGCGAAACGGTTCGCACCGGAACAGACTTCGCCACAATGCTCCGCCGTCTCGTTCGCAAGACCAAGGCTGACGTTGTTTACATCGATCCGCTGCTCTCCTACATGGGCGGCAATCCTGCTGACATTGAGGTATGCGCGAACTTCACGCGACATCTGCTCCAGCCGATTATGATGGAGACAGGCGTTGTCCTGGTGCTTGTCCATCACTTCCCAAAGCCGAAGGGCAAGGACGACAAGCCGGAGAGCGTGGCAGATTTGGCCTACTCAGGATTCGGATCATCGGACCTGACCAACTGGGCGCGCGAGGTGATTGTGATGAAGGAGGTTGGCTTCAACAATCCGCGCAAGTTCATGCTTGGCATGGCGAAACGGGCAGACCGTTCCGGCATGACAGACAAGGACGGAAAAGTCACCGGATCGATTATGATCCAGCGTGGAACAGGCGGCGACATCTCATGGAACTACGCGGAGCCTGAGAAGTTCGTCGTTGATAAGGAGTCGGCGAAAAAGCCGTACTCCAAAGGACGATATCCTAAGCGTTAGCCTTCTCACGCATGGCGCGGCGACGGCCTTTCGCGGCGAGCGATTGGAACTTCGCCTTGCCGAGCTTCTTACGTCCGATGTAAGCGGCGAGAGCGCCAGGATCTTTCACGCCTTTCTTCTCAAGCTCACCAACGAGCTTCTCGTAACGTCCGCCACCGCCAAGTCGCATCTTGTCCATAAATTCAAATAGGGTTTGAGGTTAAAACCGACAGAACAATCGCCAGAATCCAAGCGGCGCAGCTCCAAAATTTAGGCGTCGTCTTGTCCTTCGCACTGGCGCAGTTATGCCGCGCGCGGAAATTCTTACGACGCTCAGGATTGTCGCGTTTGATTTCCATGTTGGCGTCTCCAAAGCGAACCTTGATGACGTTGCCGTTGTCATTCTTGACATACACCGCGCTCTTCTTTCGCTCGCCAGGAGTGTAGAACGGCTTGTTGAGCGTCACCTTCTTGCCCTGATAGGTATTACCCTTTTTGGAGAGGGAGGTTTTCATTAGAATCTAGGCCGAGCAGGAACGCCAAGCGTATCGTCAAAAACACCACGCTTATCTTCAGGCAAGCTGGCCTTAGCCTCCTCTGACTTTTTGTTCAGATTGTCCCATTCCCTGTTGAACTGAAGCAAAGACATGTTTGAAGCCTTTGCAAGAGCCTCGGCCTGAGGAAGTGTCAGGTTTGGTTTAAGACCAGCAAAGGTTTGAGGTAGTCGAACCGCGCTGCTCAAAAAGTTTTGAACGGTAGGGCTTCCGACCAAAGCATCAACAACCCACCTAGCGCGAGTGGCTCGCATGACAGAATTGGCCAACTGATCAGGCTGAAGTTGGCCACCTTGAGCAGTCAGATTTCTAGCGCGATTCCACTGCATGTAATCATTGATCATGTTGAAGTCGTTAGGCTCCAGAACATCACGAATGATCTGCATGCGATTCGGATCTTGAACGATGTCATCAAGATTCTGAATTCCACGCCTGAGATTGGCAGGCCCAGTTTCAGAAACGTGATTCAGAACCGCAACCGCTGCATTGGCTCTTACTGCATCACGAGTCGCCGGATTGAGTTGGTTCAACGCATTCTGAACAACCTGCGGATTTTCAGATCGGAACACGAAATCCCTGACAAACTGAGACGGATCGACATCTGGATTGAGCTGGTTCCGCTGAACTCGACGAGTCGTGGCGTTGAAAAACTCTTCAGCCCTGTCTCTGGCCTGCCTCGCAAGATTGGCAACCGTGTTGCGAAGAGTTGGCGATGCGATGTTTCCGATGTTGTCGGTGATTTCCGTCAGCGCCTGCGGATTGATTCCAGTGGCAACCGGAATTGACATGCCAACATTTTGAACGCGAACGGCATCGTTCAGAATTGATTGAAGCCTGTTTGCGTTAGCTTCGCTGCCAGTAACAATGTTTCTGACCGCTTGCGGAAGCTCTCTGAAGTTGTTCGAAAAAGAGGAAAGGCTTTCTGTTGGAACTCCACCGATGTCAACCGTCCCGGTTCCACGCAGAGAGTCTATGAATCCCCTGCGAATTTGATCGAACTGTATTCTCCCTTGAGGATTTGTTGTCAGAAGGTTTCGAACGGATTCAAAACCAGCAGGAGAACTTGCTAGGTCAGAAAAGAACTGTTCGGTGTTTTGATATCCACCCTCTGCGGCAGGAATGGAAGCCCTTCTGATGATCTGGTTGTCTTGAAGAAGATTGAACCGATTTTCAGCAGCCCGTTGAGCTGCAACAACTTCGTTTTCAATTCCAAGCCTACGGGCAGAGGCAAGCTCTTCTTGCTTCAGTGCAGCGCGAAGTCTTTGAAGCTGGTTCTGAGCAACACCAGGAGCGAATTCTTGAAATTGATGTATGACTCCATCGATTGATTGGCGCAACCCAACTATCTGCTCAAATGTCTGTGGGCTTCTAGCGACATCAAGCAAAGCTCTCGCCCTCGAAGATGCCTCATTAAAAAACTGAGAAGGAATTCGTTCGACAGTAGTTGTCGGAGTTCCACCAATAATTGGAGATGGAGTAACAGTAACCCGCTCTTCAGTTGCCAAAGTGCCAAGTACATCATCAATCGTGTCTCGGAGGTTTTGACTTGGTGTAACTGGAGCTTCCGCTTGTCCACCCAACCTAGTTGTTCGAGCTGTTCTTGCCGTATTGTAAGCATCGTCAACAATTCCACTCAGACGCTGATCTTCACCACGGATGAAACCGACAGAATTGTTGGCAGCATCTTGAAGTGATGCAGCTCTAGGAGAGCGAGGGAGAATGCTTCCAATGACGCCTTCAACTTCCCCAACAGCCTGACCGCCTGCACCGGCAGCACTTCCACGCAAAGCCTGTCGAGATGCAGCTTCAGCACCAAGAACCTCTTGTTGAGCCACCTGAGCCGTCGCACGTTCTTGTTGAGCTGGAATTCCAAGCTGTCCACGAATTCGCTCAGGAAGAGCTTGTTGGGCAGCAAGACCGCTTGAGCCAGGACCAAAAGTTCCCGGCACGTTTCTTCCCGTTTGTTGCGTAGCGGTCAGCGGCGCGGTTCCAGCTCCGAGCGTTTCTTCAAGACGTTGGCCAGCTTGACGGCCTTGCTGCGCGATTTGTTCTTCTGCGGTCAACTGTCGAGCAGGTCGAGCAAGCGCACCTGTTGCACCTCCGGTTGTAAAACCAAAAATAGCTGGAAGAGAAATCTCGCTACCAATTTCTTCAAGCGTTGGAAGCCTTCCTTGATCGATGTATTTTTGAAGAGTTTCTCCAAATGCAGCGGTTGCAGCATTGACTCCAGCTTGAGCTGAACCTTGAGCAATTCCAGCACCCAGAGGCCCGACAGTTCCTTGAAACGGCCTAAGAACAGGAGTTGCAGAAACAACACCACCCTTAACAAGCTGACCTTCAGAAAAATCTTTTCTTTGACCAGCTAGATATTCTCCGGTCTGGCCAAGAACTTCTCCGGCAAAACCTGCACCACCCATAGCCATTGCTGCGGGAATAACCCCGGCCCCTCCGGTCATTGCTCCGACAGCAGCAACGGGTGCAATTCTGGCAGTCGTAATAGCCGCCTGAATGGCCGCTTCTTTGGTTCTTTTCTTTTCCTCTTCCGAAGTTGCAACGCTAGGCGGAGCGGTCATCACGCCGGGACGCTGAAAATATGGCGTTACATATTGGCCAGCCTCCCCTTGGATAGCTTTCTGTTCGCCAATCTTTCCAGCATCGTCAACAGCCGCTTGAAGCTGTTGCGGAGAGCCAGCTTGAAACATGCTTGCGTAAGGGTCAGCACCAGTCCGCTGCGGAGCCTGATACTGAGCAGACATGGCGGAAGTTTCAGGAGCAGATTGGCCAACCGACTTGAAGACATCTTCAAGTTCTTGCTCTGTTGGAGGACTATCTCCAGTCAGCCGAATGG